CATGCCGAAGGCTGGCGAGGACATCTTCCCCTACAGCCCTGAATCCATCTCCACGTCCTGGGCGAAAGCCTGCAAGTTCTTGACCATCGCGGACCTGCACTTCCACGACCTTCGCCATGAAGGCGTCAGCCGCCTGTTTGAGATGGATTGGGATATCCCCCGTGTGGCGAGTGTGTCCGGCCACCGGGATTGGAATTCGATGCGGCGGTACACCCACCTGCGTGGCAAGGGTGACCGTTATGTGGGTTGGGAGTGGCACGAAAAGATACTGAGGGCGCCGGTCCAACTCGGCGCCGCATCAGAGAAGTGGCTCAAACGGCGCGTTTTATCCCGTTGAGCTGGTTGTGTTCCTTCACAGCGGCGGCGCGCTGCAAGTCGAGGTAGGCAGCGAGGTCGGTGAGGTGGATGCCTTTGGCCGACTTCTGGCTCGGTTCCAGGCGTGTAATGGGCAACTTGATCTGACCGCTCATCACCTTGCGCTGGAACATGTCCGGCGTCAGGTGCGTGAAGTAATCCCGGCACACCACTTCCAGCGAAATAATTGCCTGGCCATCGTACTGGGCCATGAGAATGAACGCGGTGTTCATGGTGCTCCCCTCACATCCGAAACGATTGATGAATAAACGCCGGCAGCGCTTTGTGTTCTGCAGGCTTTGGTCCGTCGCCCTGGATCTCGCAAACAAACCGGTGGCGTTTCCGATTGGGCGCAGTCAGCGCCTCAGTCAGGCCTGGCACGACGTCGACGCATTGCTCGTAGGCGTGAGGACCATTCCAGCTATCTGCCCTCACCACCTGGCAGTCCGTGCGGCTCGCATCAGCACACAGGTAAAGCAGTAAGAGAACGGTCATATAGCCTCCGAAACGGTTTGAGGCTGGGATGCCTTGGCTTTCATGAAAACAATCCAGTGCGTACCACCCTTCTTACCGCTCGGGTGTCCGAATAGCGGCTGCTGATCGGTAAGCGACAGAATCTGACTGGTGCGGATCTGTGTTTCATTCCATTTGAAAACCAACACACCATCGGTGGCCAACACACGAAAGCACTCTGCAAAGCCCCGCCGTAGGTCTTCCTGCCATGTGTTTGGGTTGAGTACTCCGTATTTCGCCTTCATCCAGCTTTCAGCCCCGGCACGTACTAGGTGAGGCGGATCAAAGGAAACCAGCTTGAAGGCACCGTCTGCATACGGAAGGTCCCGAAAATCAAGGGTGACATCGGGGCATACTGAAAGTGTCCTCCCATCACAAAGGGCCTTCTGCTCGGTCCTGATGTCACCGAAAATGACCGCCGGGTGTTTTTTGTCGAACCAAAACATCCGGCTCCCGCAGCATGGATCGAGGATTGTCTTGATCATGGCTGGTGCTCCAGCTGAGCCACGCTCAACGCAATTGCCACGGGCTGCACCCAAACCGACACGTTGCTGAGCATGAACGTCTCCCCAGCCTCGGAAAGCAGCAGCGTCATGCCGAACACATCGGCCATCGCCCTTGCCGCCGCGCGCGGAACCGCATTGCCGATCCGCTCCCGGTGGCTGCCGTCGTTGATGCCGTCCAGTCGAAAGACTCCCGCCTGTTCAATCTTGCGAACCCGCTGCATACGCTCAATCTCATGAGCGGTCTGCGGATCTGCTGACCAGTGGTCCTCTGGATCAAACAACGATTGCAGTGCGGCCAGCTCCAGGGTGGTGAACGGACGGTGCCAGGTGCCGTCGAGGCTGGTGATCATGCAGGTCAACCGGTCGTTGGCCGCCGGCATGCGTTGGTCTGCAACCGACCACCGGCCATTGTCGTGGCATGCGCTGGCGGAAACGGCGCCGGCCGGGGTGTTGTAGTCGACCACGCCGTAATGCCCGCCGGTCAGGTAGGCGTCGCCCTTGGTGCGCGACATGCCCGGGCGCGGATCTGCGATCGATAACGCGCCGCTGGCAACCTGTTGTGAACCGGTCACGGTCTTGGCGCTCTCGCACCAGGGCGTGATTCGCAGCTTTTGCGTGCTGGCGTTCGGGTGCCAGTGTTTGTAGGCAGGATCGGCCACAGCAAAAGCGCCCTGGCCAGTGGTACTGCCGGCGATCACGGTGCCGGCCGGCTTGCTGTAGTCAGTGACCAGGTATTTGCCGAAGCCCTTGGACGGTTGCCGAGGGTCGGCCACTGCCTGTCCGCCGGAGCTGGGGCCGTGCCCTGCCGTAACAGTGCCGGCGGTTTGGTCGTTGCGAACGACACGGAACACGTTGTTGTGCCGCTCGCCGCCCATGCGCGGATCCGCAACGCTGAATGTCCCTTGCCCTGGGCTACGTTGGCCGGTGACCACGCCGCAATGACGGTCATAGGGCAGCACGCCATATTGGGTGTATTCGAATTTGCTGGTCGGTCGAGGGTCGGCAACCGAGAATTTGCCGTTGGTTGGGCTCGACCGCCCGGCGATTGTGCCGGCGGTGTCCTGCCAGTTGTGCACCCCCATGTAGCCGGCGCGGTACTCCGGCACGATCACGAAGTCGCGCAGATACCCGTCCTCAATGGCAAACCGGCTCAGGCTGCGCCAATCCTTCCCAGCCTCGACCAGGGCCAGCCGCACCCAGGTTTTCCACTGCAACGCCGGCACCCGGTGCATCGGCCCTGCCTGATCGATATCACCTGCCAGCGGCATACGGCTCAGCACGTCACCGACGGCGCGCAGGCTGCGCTTTTCGGGTTCATACAAGAATGCAGGAACCTGCTCGACGTGCCTGGCCACCAGCAAGAAACGCTTGCGGCTCTGTGCCAACCCGCCAATTTCGCCACAGTCGTGGGTGGTTTCCGCCACCGCGTAGCCGTAATGACGGAGCAGCTTGGTGATTTGGTCCAGCAGGTAGCGGCCACGGGTTGCCAGGCGTGGCACGTTTTCGAACACGATCAGCTTCACCGGCTTGTGCTTCCAGGCTTCGCACATCAGCCACACACAGCGCAACGTCAGCTCGTTGAGCGCCCGGTACTTGGGCGTCTGGCTCATTGTCTCCGACAGCAAGCCCGAGGCGCCCTTGCAAGGGCTGCTGATGAAAACCGCGTCCGGGTCTTCGTTGCCGGCGGCGCGGCGCAGATCCTCGGCGGTGGCCTCTACCCAACCGGCGGGCGGCTGCTGGTCGTGGAACGCTATGTACTGCTCGCGGGTGAACAGGTCCATCAGCGTGCCAGGTACACCGGTCATCATCTGGAAGTCGCGCAAGCCGGCCGGGTCGACATCGACGCCGCCCAGGCAGCGCCATTCAGCTTGCACGGGACCCAGGACTGGTTTGGAGTCGCTGAAGCCTGCGGCGCCGCTGCCCAGGCCGCAGCAGAGGTGGAAGTGGGTGAAGGTGCGCTTGATCATGAGTGGCCCTCCATGAGCATTCGCGTCAAGGCATTGGGCTGTCCTTCCGGTGTCAGCTTTCCGAGTGGTTTGGTAATGCTCCGACCTCTTGCGGTGCGCACGGTCGCAACGCTGCCATCGATCGCTTCAATGACGCCGGTGCGAGCGCTGAGACGGTATTCCTTGCCTCCACCGCTCATAGCGACGTAACTGACCTTGTCGCCGACAGCCAGCGCGGTTGTGGTAGCCTCTGCGGTGCCGCCTTTGGGTTGATTCACTTGCATGGTGCTTCTCCTTTGGGTGGTCGGTGTCGAGGGGTTGCAGCCCCTCGGCACCAGCTTCTTACTGGCTTTCGCCGGTTGGGTTTTGCTTGCGCACCAGGTGCAGCAGCAGGTTTTCAAACTCAACAACTTCATCGGTTGCTGACTGCCATTCCAGGACTGCCTGGATCTGATCCCGGCTGCACTCCAGCACCAGAATCTCTTTGTCGCTTACCGCACGAACTTCCAGAATCGCGACCAGGCCAGCAGGGTCGTAGGCTTCGGCGTGAACAATTTTCCCGGACTCGTTAAACCAGGCCTTCAGCTCTTTCAGGTGCCGAAGGCGGTTGGTTTCGCCCTGCTGGCCGTCACCTGTGATGATTTGTACGTGCATGGTGCTTCTCCTTTGGGTGGTTGATTTCGAGGGGTTGCAGCCCCTACACGCACTGGAAGACCCAGCAGCGAATGGTTTTAGGTTTATCGAAGGCGTCGACCTGGCGGGCCGAGTTGACGGGCTTGTTCGATTCCAGAAATTTGGGTGACTTGCTGGTCTTCAGCAGGCGTTTCAGATCGCTCAGCGGCGGCACCTGCTGCCGTTTGTTGGCAGCCATTTCCACAAACTCGTTGAGGTTCACGGCGATCATCCCATCGCGACGTGCATGGTTCAGCGCGGCTTTCTCGTCCATGCCATTGAGGAATTCGTACAGGTCCCAAAACTCGCGCACGGTCGGGTGGTCGGCGTTGATTGCCTGCTGCCGCTCCAGGGCCATGCGGCTGATTTCTGCATGTGCCAGCGCCTTGCGGCGGTCACCGAGGGGCACGACACCGGCCAACGCATCCACCAGGCTGCGCAGCTGGGCGTGGTTCTTAGCGATACGCACGGTGCGAACGCCAGGCTGGGCCAGCAGCTCCTGTTCGTAGCCGGAGGTGTTTTCCTCCATCAGGCGCATGGTTTCGGCTTCGCGTTGCAGCGCCTTGACCAGGAAGCCGCTGATGCTGTCCATCGGCATGCGCTCCAACTGCTCGGCGTACTGCTTGGTTTCCGGGGTGTGGTGTTCGCGTGTCAGGTGGACGTGGCAGATACGCTGCAGGATGGGTTCCGAAGCGTTGACCGGGTTGTTCTGAGCGATCAGCAGGGCGGCGCGGAACGGTGGTTCGTGGGTGTCGTTGCCGTTGTTCTTCACGCCGGTGGAGCGAACGCTACGGCCGTTGTAGGCGGTTTTGAGTTCGTCCCAGTCGAAGTGCTTAACCGGCTGGCCTTCCTTTTGTTCACGCTCGGATTCGATCAGCACCACCGGCAAGTTGCTGACCTGCGAGAAGTTGCGCGCGCGGCTGGCGGCGGTGGCTTTGGACGGATCAAAGCCTTCGTAATCAGTACGCCCGACCGATTTCCACAGCAGCTCTACCAGGGTGGTCTTGCCCGAGCCGGCTTCGCCCACCAGTTCCAGGAACATCAGTGACTTGTGGATCTGGCGGATCTGCTCGGCGTGCAGTGCGCCCAGCCACCAGGCCAGCACCACCACGCCCTGGACGCCAAAGCAGCGCCAGTAAATGTCGAACCAACCTTCGTTGTAGGCATTCAGGTCGGTATTGATATGCAGCACCGGTGACTGGCTCTGCGACTTGATGCTCAGCTTGCCTAGGTCGAAAAAATCTTCCTTGTTGCGCACCTGCACCTTGCCGCCGTGAAACGCCAGGTCGTTGAAGACATAGGCGCCATGGTCGCGGCTGTAGCCGATCCATTCGATGGTGTTGACGGTTTTCAGGCAGTCGAGCTGAGGCGCCAGAATTCGTTTCAGTTGCTGGGCGCTACCCTCGAACATCGCGCCGTTGGAGACGTTGAGCAGGCGGTTGGCGAACTCAGGTGCCGACGTGAGCTGCTTGGCCGTGAACGTGCTCTTGATGGCTGGCCCTTGCGGGCGCTCGATGCGGAAGTAGTACCAGGCCTCGTCGGTCAGGTCGTTGCGCATGTAGTACAGCGCCTGGAAATTACAGTTGGCGATGCTGGTCACTGAGCCGGATTGGCGCAGGGCCTTGTAGCGACGCTGTTCCTCAGTGAGTAACTGATCTTCATGTCGGTCAGAGCTTTCCAGATCGCCCATGGCTCGGTCGTACTTATCAAGGTCCAACCGAAACCAGTACAGGCGCTTGCGGAATGTGAAGTTGAATTCCTTGCGCTCGTCGCGCAGGTAGATCAGGAAGCCCTTTTCCTCCGCCGAGTCAGCCAGTAGCAAATCGCCGTGGTGACGGGCTTCGTCGATATCCTGCTCGATCCGCTCGAAGCGTTTGTCATCACCCTCGATCGGTTTCCAGCGTAGGTGTAGGTCGTTCCAATCAACCTTTTTGCCGTGGGGCTGTGGGATCACCGCCGCCTTGCAGGTGAAGCCCAGGTCGCGTGCCTCTTTCGCCCAGCGGCGCATGTTGGCCTTGGCGACAGGCTCATTATCCAGTGCCCACACCAGCAGCGGCAAAGGCTTGTCGGCGTCGTGGCGCAGTTTGGCCAGGGCCTTGAGTGAATCGATCGGGCAGGGCGCGCTGGACATCATCGACACGGCCGAGATGTCGTTATGCAGCAACGCGATGGCGTCGAAGATGCCTTCAGTTATCCAGAGTTCGTCGACCTCCAGCAGGTCCACGCTCGGCGGGCACCACCAGACACCCTTGTAACCCGTCAAACCTTCGCCGGTAGGGCGGAAGCGCGCTTTCATCTTGCCGAAGCGGTCTGGCCGATCGATCAGGCGCTCCCAGTACCCACCTTTCTCCAGGGCGAAACGCACCGTGGCGCTGCCGATGTTCAGCCGACCATCCCAGTAGTTGTCCTGGGTGAACCAACCGGTGATCAGCTCAAATTTGAAGCCCCGCGCAAACTCAAGGTAGGCACGTGCCGTGGCAAGGGGGTTATCCGGCGTCGACGGGGCGGTCTTGCTCCAGTCGTTGAACAAGTCGTCGTAAACGTCCTTCACGTGGACGCGGTGGTCGCATTTTTCCGGCCGTCCGCAGATCAGCGTCCAAGGCGATTCGTAGAAGGTGTACAGGGTCTTCTGGCCACAGGCAGGGCAAACGCCCTTACGCATATAGTCGGTACCGCGCATGTGCTTGAGCTGGTAATCCCGCTCAATGCGTTGGATGACGTCGGCGCGCAGCCTTTCTTTCATTTCCATCGTGGCTTACTTCGCTTCGTCGAGACTGTGTTTAAGGGCGCCTATCAGGCTTTTCCGTGCAGCCAACCCAGGGAAGGCCACCAGCAACGAGCCGTGCCGCAAACCCTCGGGAATCATGCGGAAACGGTCGTCATACCAATGCTCGTTGAACAGCACCGCGTACTGCGCACGCAGCTCAACGAGCAGTGCCTCGGCCTGGTCTCGGGGCAGTTTTGCGGTGATGGCGATGTTGATTTCCATGGTCCACCTCGGATTGCGGGCAAAGCTCACCCAAACCCATTGGGATGGGGCAGGGCTGGGGTTTAAAAGGGAGCGTTACTGAGGGTGTGGCTTGTACGTGGTGCTGTGCTGATCAAGCAGTTTCTGTGGGAGAAACCTGGCAGAAACCGGGAAGCGTTGATCCGCGAGAACATCCACCAGGTGGACGTGGGTGCTGTCCGACCCATTTGCCCAATCGATACCAATCCAACGGCGCTTTTTGATGACCTGCAGTTCAGCCCAAGCGCTGTGCACCAGCTTGGGCGCCATGAACACCGGCACTTCCAAAGCAAGGGTCAGGTGACGAATGCAGCGATCGAACAGCAGATCGCAATCCACAAGGTATTCGGCCTCATGGCGTTGCAGGTAGGCGAAAGCAGCGTGTTGCATGCTGCTGCGGTAGTCATGAGTCTGTTGATCAAGGTTCATCACGCACGCTCCATTTCCAGTTCGTCCAACAGATCGGGCTGATTGTTGGCGGTTTTCATTGCCTGGCGACGAATGACCACGTCTGCAACTGGCAGCTTTACAGCCGGGTTAGGCATGCCGCTGGGGCTCAGTTCGTGGGTCATCTGAAACTCAGCACGCACCGCCCAGCCGCACGCTTCGTTGGTGCATTGCATGTAGGTGATACGCAGGAAAATGTGCTGGCCCTCGCTTGTGCGAATACGCATGCGGCCGTGACAGTGGGGGCAGACCAGTTTGTAAGTACTCACTAGACAGCTCCCTGGCTGTACAGCTGGATGGTCGCGAACACCTCGGCGTAGCGGGCGGACATGTAGGTGAGCAGGGCGGCGATGATCGCGTCGGCCTCACGTCTTTCGATAACCCCATCGTCAAGGGCGGCAGACATGATCTGATCCACCTTGCCGCGCTTGGCCGAGGCCTTGAGCGATCGGCTGTACAACTCCACGTTGTCCAGGTTCTCCGGGAGGCTCAGCGGTACGAACATGCCGCCGTACATTGAAGCGATGTAGTCAGCCAGGAACGTGGTGCCGGCGACTTGCTCCAGGCGGTGGATGTGTTCGTCGGTCAGCGGGCGGCTGCCGGCGTTTTCGTATGCTTGGTTGTCGAACTTCTTCAGAGGCATGCCGAGGTCTGCCGAGGCGTATTCCCGACCGCCTGGGTAGGCGCCGATGACGGCCATGACGACGCTCTTTCTGCTGTCTAGAACTGGGCGTTTCATCTTCTGGTTTCCCCTTGGAGCCAGAGGCCCTAGTTTGTAATCACGCCGTCTTTGATCCCGAGCAGAACAGCTGCTCGGTGCGCTTCACCCCGACGACCTTTCTTGCGGCCGTTGAGCAGGTCGCTGACCAAATTTCTGTTCAGCTCATACATGCGGCAGAACTCGGCAATGCTGACGCCTTTGCGGTCAAGAGCCGCGCGGGCTTGCTCGGGTGTAAGGGGGGCGGGCATAGTGTTCATGTGTGTTCGTTCGTGTTGGTGTGGGGTCATTCTTGAATAGAAAAATGTTCAAGTCAATAAAGGTTGATCAAAAAAATGTACATTTCTGATGGGGTGGGCGATCGCCTAAAGGAAGAGCGCGACCGTTTGGGCCTGAATCAGACCGATTTCGGGACGCTGGGAAGCGTCAGTCGTGGGACACAAAAGGCGTACGAACAGGGAACCAATTCGCCTGATTTACGCTACCTGGCAGCTCTTGAGGGGGCAGGGGTGGATGTTCAGTACGTGCTGACAGGCGTGAAGGCTGTGCTGTCAAAAGATGGGATCGACAGTGCAGAATCTCGAATTCTAGAAAATTACCGCACTCTCTCCGAAGGCGATAAAGCGTCAGTTCAACGACTGACCGGCGCCTTGGCAAACTCCACAGCTACTTAAACTTTTATTTTGCTTTAGGCCGGTGGCAATCACTCGGCCTCAGTTCCTATGGACTACACCGACTTACTTTCCTGCCCACAGCGTTCGTCGCCTTTTATTGCGTGGCGGGGGTGGTGGCACGCCAAAACATGCTGAGAATCGTTCGTTCGCCGGGTGTTTTCGACGGCACTATTGATGGTGTCGGGCGCCCGTTACGTGTTGAAAAGGGAGCAGAACATGTTGGTGAACAGCGATGCAGAGACCAATCAACCGGCAAGTGGTGAAGACCAGCGATTGACGCGCGCTGAACAGCGCCTAGTGGAGGTGTTTCGGCAGTTGAGCGAAGAACACCAGAACGACATGCTTCGGTTTATTGATGCGCTCTTGAACGCTCAGTAGGAGGAGAAGCCCGGTTCGCCGGGCTTTTATGTATTTGAGGTTTTGTTAGTGATCAAGTTAATCTTTTTCCGTTGGGGGGTCAGCTAATGGTGCAGTTTTTTCGTTTGTTGGCTCTACTTTGTTAGGTTGTTTCTGTGGGATAGGTGGTTCTGTGTTTGGCGTGTACTCAAAATCTTTTCCTAAATCTTTGGATAAGTGACTTTTAAGAACTTCAACCTTTAGCTTTAACTGCTCTTGATAAATTACCTCGTTTGGGAGGTTGAGGTTTTTTGCGGAGGAGTGTGTGGCCTCTCGTGTTAAGACAAGAAGCTTGGCCAGCGCAAGCCTATCACCGTGAATAGTAAATATTCTTTGAATGATAGAGGTGGTCAGACGCCAACTATAGTATACGGCAAGTCCAAAAACGGCCGCGAAAGGGATGCGGAGAATAAAAGCTCCAGCAACTTCGCTTAAGGAACTGTGCTCGCTTGCTAAGATTTTGCTAGCTCCGGCATATAATTCATATACTGAAAAGAGAATAGTTAGAAGTGGTAGTGTTGCAATTAGTATATATATGAGAGCTTGTGATTTACCCTCTTTTACATAAGGTCCGTATTCGTCAGAGATCAAATTCTTGTCATTTGTTAATTTGCTTAGATTTTTGTTAAGGTCAGAAATTTCTTCATTAAGTTTTTTTGCGGTTTGTGTTAGTTGAGTCACATTGTTAGATGCGGCAATAGTTTTTTCTGATGTGATGTTGCTCTCGGTCTTTAGTTTATTTAGCTTTTCTTGTTCTTCGGCGTTTTTTGTTTTTAATGTGGTCGTTTCTTTGTTTAAGTTGTCAATGAGCTCTTGAGCCGCCGATATTTCATTCTGGATGTCGTCGGAGTGTTCTGAGGATTTTGTTATTTCTTCATTGAGGTCTGCAAGTTCTTTTTTTGTGGTGTTTTTGAATTCTTCAATTTTTGAGCGAAGGTCTATTATTGAGGTGATGTCTTTGGTGTATTCATCTAGCTGACTTAAATCGCATCCGAAAATACTAACTTTGCTTATTAAGGGTTTATCCAGAATGACACTACTAGATATCTCGAACCACTCGCAAAAACTGCGTGCGTGGCCAAAGCAAAAATTATCCGAAGTTGAGGGCAGGAAAAGCTTTAGTGAAAAGGCTGGTTTGCCAACAGGTTTTATGGTGACTTTTAAATTCCGAGAGGTTTTTTCCGGAAGGTTAGTATAAAAATAAATACAGTCGAGAAAAAACAAACCGTCAGGAGTAAAACGCTTTACAGAACTTGTTATTTTAACTGTTTTGTTGGGCGCTGGTGTTTGTGTAAGTAGCACTTGGCACTGTGCTGTTGTCTTCCAAAAAACATTTTGTATGGTGTTAAGACGCGGTATTTGTTGTTCAAGAATTGCTAAAGTCGCATCTAGTTCTTCCACTGATTCGATACTCATTACTGCTCCATCGCTGAATTTTTCAGTGACAATATCAGAATGATGGCTTTTTGAAATCCCCCACAAAAATTTACTTTGCGATCAATCATCCTGTTCGGTTATGTTTTTCGAGTTACGGATCGATCATGATTTATGGTCAAGCAGAAACGGCAAAAGGCGAAAGGTATCATGGCGCAACATTTTCTCTGGATTTTGAGTATTTGCCTTGTACCCCTTTCATTATCTACCTCGCTCCACGCGCAACCGTGCGATGACATACTGGTGGCCCTTCAGAAGGAACGCCACCTATCCAACGTCCAGCAAACCCAAGGCAAACAAACCATTGAGTACCGCGACGGCCCGAACATCGTGCTGTCCCTCAGTTGCGCGGTGGGCGCTCCCAACATTGCTGTCACGTGGGATGGCCCAGCCCCGGATCAGGCTTTCTATGAACTGGTTGGCCGTACCGGCAGCCTGGTATCAAGACGCACCGCAGCCGACGTTGTGAAGGCCTCCAAGCAATGCCGGCAACAGGCACTGAAAGACGAAAGTGAGATTGCCACTGTTGAGCAAAAAGGCCTGGCCATCGAATGCCAAGCATTTGCCCGCGACGGTGGTGGCACGACCATTACTGTGTTTGCTGAGTAACCTTCCTACATCTGGGGCCCACCGCCAGCAGTGCCTTACGCTTCGGCTTTCGCCGACTGTAACCGCTTCCACTCTCGATCCACTGCGCGCTTTGCCGTGTTCTTGTTGGCGTACAGCCAAAGCAGGCGCTGAGGCTTCGCCTGGTCACCGGCGGTCATGGTTTTCTCTTTCCCGGTGTTGTCATCGCGGTAGTAAGCGATGACGCCGGTGTAATTCAGTTTGTTCTCTTCTGCCAAGTCATCGACGCTGTCTTCCGGTAACTTGCTTTCCAGCTCGAGGCTCATGGTGTAGCCGTTATCCGGGCTCAGGTTGTGCTGAACGTTGCCCCCGTACCAGATGATCTCGTCGATTTCTTCTTTCACGCCTTGGAGCGTGTATGTCAGCTCGGGGATCAGATCCGGACGGCCCATTGCTAGGTTGTAGCTGAGGGTAGCGCTGCCGCGTTGTAGGCGCCGGAACTCAGCACGGGCGGCGCGCAAGGCCGACTGCTGGTCGCTGTACGTGTGGCGAAGGTCTTTGAGGTTGTCCCCGCCGCCGGCAATGGCTTCCTGTTTCTTGGCGCTGTTCACGTCGTAGTAATAGGCACGTACGCCGTCGTAGCTGTCGCGGTCGGCTTGCAGGTATCGATGCTGGTCACCGTCCTCGCGGGTGAGGACGATGTGGGGCAGGTCCATGCCGCTGGCGGTCTTGCCGCCGCCCGCTGGCATGCACAGCAGGCAGCCGGCTTTGACGCTGGCCACCGCGTCGAATTCTTCGCCCAGGCGGCTGATCAGGTTGGCGTCGGACTCGTTGGCCTGGTCGAGCTGCAGGATGGGCAAACCATCAAGCGCACCGGCGATGGTGGCGGTGAGGCTGTTGCCGATGGCGATATCGCCCAGCACGTCGCCGAGGGTGGTGTTGCTCCAGCTGCGTTCGCGTTTGGTTTTGAGACCCTTGCGCAGGTCTGCCGATCGAGCGCGGATGCTGAGCACGTCCGGCGCGCCGCTGTGTTCGGTTTCGTCGACGGTGTAGGTACCTTTGTCCACCAGGCCGGTATCACTCCAGCCCAGCCACAACCGCAGCACCGCGCCCTTGGGCGGGATGGTCAGCAGGCCGTCGTGGTCGCTGAGGGTGATGCTGAGCTGGTCGGCCTCTACGCCGCGGTTGTCGGTCAGCTCCAGGCTCATCAGCCGCGGGCTGATCAACTGGGCGATGTCCAGGCCGTCGACGGTGAGCCGGAACGCCGGCACCGGGTAGGCCGCGTCGCGGACGTAACGTTCGGCGGTGTTGCGCAGGTAGCCGGTGACCTTCGATATGACGGAGTCGATCACAGCAGGCCTCGCAGGATGTTGACGCCGATGCTGGTACCGGCGCCGAGCAAGTCGATGCGGTCGTCGTCGGTACGCTTCAGGCTGATGGTGAATTCAATACGCCGTGGGGTGCCGTCGCTGAAGAAAATGGTCTTGGTCTCGCTCAGGCTTTCGATTACCCAAAGCCCGTAGATCCGCCCGGTGCCCTCGACCATGGGCCAGGCCTTGCCGGTGTTAGCCATCAGGCGGATGGCGTCCAGGCTGAGCGCGCTGCCGGCCAGCTCGGGGAAGATGATGCCGGGTAGGGTGATGGCGTCATCACCACGTCCCACGAACTGCCGTGCGGGAGCGGCGCCGATCCGGTTGTTTGTGGCGTGTCGCCAATCGGTCTGGCGCTGCAGTTCCTGGTAGGCGGCGGTTCTGAGGCTGAACACGAACATGCCGAGGGCCATCATCATGGTGGTTATTCCAGGTCAGAGAGTTTGCTGCGCTGGCGCGCTTTCTTTTCGTTTTCGATGCGGGCGAGGATGGCGCGCAGGCTCTTTTCCAGGCTTTGCAGGTCGGTACCAGGCCCTGCAGCGACGTCGATTTGGTACACGTCGTGGCTGTCGTAAACGACTGTAGGCGCCGCGCTACTGATCGGCGGCTTGGTGTCGACGGCAAACGCCGGCATGGCAGTAGCGCCCAGGGCAAGCGTGCCGGCGGCCGTCATCTGCTTGGTCATGCTGGCCAGGGCGTCCAGCGGGCCTTTCTGCCCAACTTCCAGCCCCTGGGTCAGGCCCGCCATGGTGAACCCGCCCAGCTCGGCGAATACACGCGATGGGCTGTGGATACCGAGCTTTTCCTTGAACCATCCAATGCTGGAGTCGCCGATCGAGCTGATTGCCGTTTTGACGCTGCCCAGGCCTGCCATCAGCCCGTTGACCAGGCCGTTGACGATCATGTTGCCGAACTCAGTAAAACGGTTGGGCAGATCCACGCCCAGGTAACTCAACACGGCGGCGAAGGCCTGGTAAATGAGCCCGATGGGGCTGAAGTTGGCCAGGGTGTTGATGATGCTGATGATCCCGCCATCGAACCCAGTTTTGATCTCTGTCCAGGCGTTGGCGAAGTAGCTCTTCACCGCGTCCCAGTTCTTGTAGATCAGGTAGGCACCACCCGCCAATGCCGCAACAACGGCGGCAATGACCAGGACAATCGGGTTGGCCGATAGGCCCCACAATGCGATGCCGACGGTTCGCAGTGCGGTCACAAGCGGGCCGATCAGAATGCCGCCCAGCGTTCGCAGCACCGTGCCGAACACCTTGAAAATACCGATGATGCCGGGCAGGCGCAGGCCGAATATAGCCAGGCCGAACCGCAGGAACAGGAACGGTCCCAGGATGCCGGCGAGTGTTAAGGCGAGCCCGCCGAAAGCAGCTGACAATACCACTACACTGGCTACGATCTTCAATAGGGTCGCGGTCAACGCGGGGTTGGCTTTGATCCATCCATTCACCTTATCCAGCACGCCGCCGATGGCGTCCATGACGTCGACCATCGTGGCCCGAACCGATTCACCCGCGCCGCTTTTGGTGTTGAACAACTTGTTTTGCAGCACCTGCCAGCGACCTTCGATCGCGTCGGCGCGGATATCCATCTCGCGTTGCATGGAGCCATTGGCGGCTGCGTCATTGACCAGGTCGAGCTGGCGTTTAAGCTCGTCCAGGTTATTCACCAACTTGCCCGCGTCCTTGCCGAACTCCTTGCCAAAAATCCGCGTCGACACCTCTGTCTGTTGCTCAGGCGACAGTTTTTTGATGCGGTTGAGGACGCCCATCAGCGTGCCCATGGCGTCCTTGCTCATGCCGCTTTGAACGGCTTTTGAGTCCAGGCCAACCATAGCCATGCCTTCCTGAAACTTTTTGCTCTGCATGGTGGCGATGGACAGTTCGCGAACCATGGCCCTGGAAGCGCTCGCGGCAACTTCAGGTGCAGAACCGAGGGACAGAAAGGTACTGCCTAGCGCCGCCGCTTTGCGGTAGTCGAGCTTGTCGGCCACATCGCTCATGCGAGTCAGGGTTTCAATGATGTCGCCGCCTTTGGAGCGGGTGTTGTCGTCCAGGTAGTTGAGCGCGTCACCCAGTGCGGAGATGTTCTTGATCGGCACCTTGTACAGGCCGGCTATCCGGCCCATGTCCTCGCCGACCTGCTCAGCCGGCAGGTCGAAGGCCACGGCAGCGGTGGCCGATACCTTCGCCATGGTCAGCAGGTTTTCCTTGCCCTGGATACCGGCCCGGGCCTGGGCTTCAACCAGGGCGGCAAACTCGGTGGTGGCGATGGGCATTTCGTTACTGGCCGCTTTGATCGCGTCAGCAAATTCGTAGTAGGTCGCGGTGAGCTTGCCGTTGTTGTCCCGTGCGCCGTCGACCTGCTTGGCGACACCCATCATGGCGCTTTCGAAGTCGACGTAATCCTTGACCACCCCGATGACCGGGCGGCTGGCCGCGTACGCCACGCCCAGGCTGGAGCCACCGGCCACCGCCGCGTTGCCCGCAAACTGTTTGCCTTTGTCATAGGCGCCACGGGTTTCCGCCATGCGCTTGTGGCGGGTGCTCAGGGCATTGAGGCGTTTGGTTTGTTCGCTGATACTGGTGTTGGCGGCGCTCATCTGCTCGCGCAGCTGGCGTTCGTGGGTACCCAGGTTCTTGGTGCTGATGCCGGCGTCGTAGAGTTTTGAACGCAGGCCCTGCAACTGCACGCTCTGTTGCTGGTGCTGCTGCTTGAGCTTTGTGGCTTCGCGCACGGCCGCCTGAAACTCCCGCGTCATGGCCCTGGTAGGCGCGCCGGTTGCGGCGAATTGCTGGCTGAGGGCTTTGACCTTTTCGCGGGCGGCGGTGAGGGCGACACTGGTCAGTTCAGAGGCGGCTCGCTGGGTCCGCCAAGCGCTGACGTCTTTTTGCTGGGTGTTGAGTTCCTTCAGGCGGTCGCGGGCAGCCTTGAGCGCGCGGGCGGTCTCCATGCTGCCGTTGTTGATTTGCTTCAACGGGCGGGTGGCTTTGTCGATGGCGTCCAGCACCACCTGTAGCCGCAGATCATTTGCCATCGGTGGAACTCCGCACCCTGGCACGCTCGCGCCAGTCCATCAGTTCTTGCAGGCCCAACTGATCCATGTCAGCCGGCGCCCAGTGAAAAACCACAGCCAAGTCGGCCATGGCTTCCTCTACGCAACGAGGGATGCATCCGTCTTCGCCGATTTCTGTAGCAAAAAATTGGTGATCTTCAGGCTCACCGCGACCAGATCGGCCGGGTCCATCGACGTGACTTCGATCGCCGTGAGCGAAGGGCTGCTGATACGCGGTACCACCTTGATCAAGCTGTTGACGTCCATCTGCAGCAGCTCTGCCAGGCTCACGCCGCGCAGCTCGCCCGAGTTGGGTTTGCGCAGGGTGATGCTGTCGATGCTGGTGGTGCCACGGCGGATCGGCGTGTCGAGGGTGACGGTGTTGTCATCGGCCAGTGGCTGAACGTCGGGTTGTTCGGTAGCTGCGGTTTTCATGGGTAAAGCTCCTGATGATGAGTGGGGTTAGCGATCGATGCCGGCGATCAAAGGCCGATGGCGTTGCGGTGTTTCTCCAGCATGTCGACGCCGCCGACCTTCTCAATGAAGTTCAGCAGGTCGATTTCGATGATGTCTTCGTTGTCGACAGTCAGCTTGTAGTAGCTGCAGGTGGTGGTGATGGAGTGCTCGGTGTCTTCACCCGGCTGAGCGTCGCCCATCTCGATGGTTTCGTGACGGCCGCGTACGGTGATCTCCACCGCGCTGACTTCACCGGTGTCGTCTTGTTCGAACGAACCAGCGAAGCGCAACGCAACGCCGGACGCATTGACCGCGCCAAACTGCTTGAGCACGACCAGGTCGAGCCCGCCGAGCTTCCACTCCAGCTGGATGCCGTCGTCGGAGAAGCCCAGGTCTGCCTTGACCGGACCGCTCATGCCGCCGCCCCGATACGCTTCCATTTTGCGGCCCAGGGAGGGCAGGGTGACGGTCTTCACTTTGCCGGTGTAGCTACCGCCGTCGTTGAACAGGTTGAGGTGTTTCAGTTTGTGGGGCAGGGCCATGGCGGTGTTCTCCGGGGTTATGGCACAGGGTTGACTCCCCTCGCGGGGAGGCCCGGTTTAAGCGTTGACGGCGGCGGCGAACTGCATCAGGTAGCGGTCGGTGATGCGCTGACGCAAGGTGAGGTCTTCCAGGGGCGGCACTGGGGTGTAGTCGTAGTCGAGGGTCAGCTTGCCGGCCTTGAGGGTATCTTTGTCGTTGATGTCTTCCGGGTACCAGCAGCTGCCGCCGATCAGGTAGCCCTGGGCGACCAGCTCGCGGAACTTGGCGTTGATCCCGTTGATGATGTCTTTGACCAGGGACGCGTGCAGTGGCTTGTCCATGGCCCACATGTGCGCCTCGGCCATGGTGTCGGCGAGGATCTGCGCGGTGCGGGTGTAGTTTTCAAACGCGAACAGCGGATCGTCGCTGCACGTCCGACTACCCCAGAAGCGAAAGCCGCCTTCGTTGATGAGGGTGGTGACCTCGTTGCTGTTGAGGTAGTTGGCGTCGGTGACCGGGTTTTGCAGGTCCCAGAACACATCGGCGCTTATGCCGGTCACGCCGTTGACGGCGACATTGGAGATGGTTTTGTGCCAGCCGATGTCTTTGTCGATCAGCGCCCGCAGGCCCAGCGCACGGGCTACTGCCGATGCTGTGACAGTGGCGTTGGTGACGGTGCTCCAGTTCATAAACTCCGGCCAGATCACCATGACTTCACGGGCTCCGAAGTTTTCGCGGTAGGCGACCACCTCTTCCTTGGTTTTGCAGCCCCACGCACTCACGTAGGCGAAGGCGCGTAGGTCCTTGGCAATCGATACCAGGGCGGTGGCCACCGGTTGGCTGTCGAGACCTGGCACACCGAGAATGCGCGGCGTCATGCCCACGCGGGCCTTGGCGGCGAGCAAGGCTTTCATGCCGGTGTACTTGCCGTCGGCGGTGGTGGTGCCGATCAGTGCGCTGGTGGTGGCGGCGTCGTCTGCACCTTCCTTCACTCGCACCACGATGGTGTAGGGCTTGGTTTGGTCGGCGATGGCTTGCAGGCTCTTCGCCAGGGTGCCTTTGACGCCGGCTTTGGCGATGGCAGTTTGCACGTTGGTCAGCAGGACGGGAGTGTCCAGCGGGAAAGCAAGCGGGTCTGCATCCTCAGCCGTACATACCAGGCCGATGACTGCGGTTGCGATGGTGCGAATGGGACGGGTGCCGTCGTTGAGTTCGAGAACCCGCACGCCGTGGAGATAGTCGGCCATGGGTGGTTGCCTGCGCTGTGATGGAATGACAGTGCACAGGCTGCCGCGCGCGCGCCGGTTGGGCGAGCGCGCGGGCTTGTAGAAAGGCGGGGTACAGGTGCGAGTGCGTTACTGGAGGTGGTCAGCCAACCACGCGGGCTGCTCGGGCCTGTAATCGACTGCCGGGAAATGCTCCGATTCGGGCCAGTCGCGCAGATCCTGACGGTAGCCCTGCAACTGCTTGTACTGCTCGGCAGTGAGGGTTGTAGGGCGTTCGGCCTCCAGTTCGTCGCGGTGACGTGCGATCAGCGGATCGGTGAGCAACAAAACCCTGTCACGAACAGCACGTTCCCGGCCTTTCAGTTCCTCCAAGGTCGGCCCTGGGGCATCAATAACGATTGGCCGGCCGTTCTCGCCCGCCGTAAAGGTTGAGCTACCAGTAGCAACAGCTCGAAATATGGCGTCATGGTCCGCTTGAGAGACTTCAACTATCTCATCTTCGGGCGGCAGTAAACATGCTGGGTTGGGGGCAGAAATCTCCGGCCACTTTGCTTCGTCATCTGGCACGTCAATCAGGGGCGCCTCTGCGTCCATATCAGGGATCAATATGAACTCAGGGACCAAACTGTCTTCGCTCCAGTCCGGGTTAGGCACCTCAGTAGTGGGGTGTTCCCACGCCGGATCTTGGACTTTTCGAGTCGGCCTCACCCATTCGGGATCCGGTATCTGGACAGTACGAGTTCCGTGGAAAACCTCATTGAAAAAAGCGTTTGCCTTTGCGCTATAGAAAATTTTCACAATTCAGTTCCCCCTTGCTTCAATGATCGCCACCAAGCCACCTTGGACAATGCCCGCCCATTCCTCTATGTGAATAATGCAACCGTCTTTAGTCGGAGACAGGTAGTACGCCTGAACACACGCAGCCGCACTCGTCGTTTTTCGCAGGGTTATCTGCGCGTTGATGAACTGATTCGGAAATTGAAACTGCCAGGCAACGTTAATTGCCTTGATCGATGAAAGATCATCAAAGGCAATTTCCTGCCACTGTTTGATTTCCCCCGTATCCGGGTTTTTGTTCCAGCCATTTGTAGAAAGCAGCGCCGTGTCTTTAGGGCGGTCTACTTGGAGAACGACAACGCTACCATCGGAGTGCTTCATGTAAGGCACAGCTTTTGAGCCGCCTGCGAAGCCAGCCTCACCGCAAGTATTCCCGGATATTTTGCTGGACGGCTCAAAGTTGGCACTTGTCCAATACCTGAACCAATCACCACTACCATCTGCGTTGGTCTGTCGCCCCCACGACTCACGAGCAGTCATGGAACAAACAAAATCAAACCCCAGCTTGCCGCCGTTGTATTTGGCGCGGATCCCTGAGAAATACCCGACACTTGGCGGCCCATCTGTAGTGGTCGGGTTCCCATTGATAAATCGCGCGCTGCCCACGTCGGCAATTTTCCCAGCAATGGCAATGTCATTGTTTGAACTTACTGCATCGGTAATGCCCGCACCGGCCAGCGTAGTCGGATTCGTCCCCGCGATAACGCGACCCAGCTTATCCACCGTCAAACTACGGTAGGTTCCCGCCACAATCCCCGTGCGGCCCGCGACAACCTCAAACGCCAGTGGCGTTGTGCCCAGTACGATGGGCGCATCCGTTACCAACTGCCAAACACTATCGCCGTTTGCCGTGCCTTTCTCGATGTCGACGAATAGTCCCGGTGTCACCTCAATGCTGACATCTGCATCCTGGGCACGCTTCCAGGCACCGCTTGCCGGCACGACGTAAATACCGTTGTCCTTCGCCTGGACTTGGTCTTTGACTAAAACCCGTGCATCCGCCGTCAGCAACACGCCGTCGACCGTCTGGATCCCGCTCAGAGCGATGTTTGCCGTGGTGGCCACCAACACCGAGTGCTTGAAGTCCAGCCGTGCCAGCGCCTCAATGACCGAGGTGTCCACGTACTCACGCGTCGCCAGCACCACGCTGGGATCAATTTTCAACTCGATGTTGCTGGTGCTGCTGACGATGAGGTTGATCCGAATCACCTGCGTCCGGCCCGACCCTTGAGACAGCAGCGGCTTGAACGTGGGCGCGCAGTTGGCCACCGCAACCATGTCGCCATCCGCGTCGTACAACGCCAGTTCACGCACCCACCAACCGCCAACGTTCTCCGGGATGATCTGCTCGGCGATGATGACGCTGGCGTTGGTCGGGTCCACCTTCACCTGGTTGAGCGGAGCACGGCGGCGTTCGTTGATCAGCTTGGTCTGCGTGCGGCTGGGGATCGGGTCCGTGCCGTTGGCATCCCCCACGCCCATCTGGGCAAAGGTCCAGGGCGTACCAAGGGCGGCGGCGTTGGCCTGCTTGGCTTCGCCGACAGCGGTGAGGATCGCGAAGAACTGGCTGTTTTGGTCGGTCATGAGTAGATGTCCATCGTGTCGATATGATGTTCGCGGCCGCCGAGGCGAAACGCGCCGCTGACGTCAATGTCGCGCTGTGTCGGTGGGTAAACGCTGAGTTCGTCGCCTTCGTACACGCAGGCCCCGATGAAGACCGAGCCGGTGCTCTCCAAGCTGATCGCCAGGCTGGTCAGGTGGCGGGTGAGTGGCTTGGCGTCATCGATCAGCCAGGTCAGTTCCAGGTACATTTCTTCGGTAATACCGGTGTCCAGCACACCCACCTTCAAGGCAAAAGTGGCGGGCACGCCTTCCGGCACGGTCTCCCACCACTCCATCACCTCGATCAGATAGCCCAGTGGCTCCACCACGCGGCGCAGGGCGCCGATGGTGCCTTTGTGCGCGTGGATGTAGCGGGACGAGCGAATGGCGGCGCGCTTGGTGGCTTCGGTCCAGTTGCTGTCCCAGCGGTCGACCGAAAAGGCCCAGGCCAGGTAAGGCAAAACGTTCACCGGGCAGGTGTTCGGGTTGCACAGTTGACGCAGTGGAATCGGCACACGCTGAATCTGCGCGAGTGCTTGCGCTGCTTGTCGCTCAAGCGGCGTGGAGTTTCCCGGCAGCAACTGCTGGGCGCCCATCACTCGGCACCCCGCGTCACAGTCACACCGGTGCAGTAGGGCGCCTGGGCTTTGGTGGCGACGATATCGACCCAGTTTTCCAGTACGACCTTGCGCACGCCCTCGACAAATAGCGCGGCGTGCAGGGCCGACTCCGACACTTCCATCGCCAGGCGCCGGCGTTGGCTGACGTAGGCCAACAAGCGCTGTTCAGCGGCCGCCAGAATCGGTTCTGACTCGGGACCGCTGGTCAGTAAATACAGTTTGGCTTTGACCTGGTAGCGGAGGATCTGCGCGCTCTGCACTGTCATGCGGTCACCCACCGGCCGGCGGTCATCGTCGCTCAGGTAGGTTTTGACTGCGGCGATCAGGTCAGGGGGTGCCGTGCCATCGCCAAGCAGCGATTGCACGGTGACTACTGCCACCGCAGGTGATGGGCTTTCAGCCGTGGCATCGGCAACCCGACCGTCAGCGCCTCGGGCATGGAAGATGTAGCTGTTACGCGGGCCGGCGGTGCTCAGCCCTTCCCAGGACATTTGCGCACGCTCGCGCAAGCTGTCGTCGCTTTCCATGATCCTTGCGACAGGTGGGACCGCCAGGGGCTTGGCTTCCTGAACCACCAGGCGCTGAACATTGAAGTTGCCCGCCAGTTGGTCCAGGTCGGGGCCTTTGGCCAGGGCCAGCAGGTTTGCCATCGACGCTTCATTGACCCGCTGACGCCAGATGGTTTCGCGGTAGGCGTTCTCTTGCAGCAGCTTGGTCAGGGGCTCGGATTCCATTTCGAGGCGAGCGGCAATCTGCGGCTGTTCCTCGATCGGCCACAGGCTGATCATGTAGGCCTTGCGCTCGGCCAGGATCACTTCGAAGTCGATCTGCTCGACGATCTGCGGCGCCGGGAGCTGGCTGAGGTCAATCGCGGCAAAGGCGTTCATACACTGCCCCCCAGTTGAAGCGGCAGACTCATGCTCAACGGCTCGTTGGTGTCGACGATGGTGCCTTCCAGCTCCAGCACGGACTGACCTTGAAGGTTCGCGCCGAGAAACCGCACACGGCTTAGGCTGATGCGGGTTTCCCAGCGCATCAACGCCATGACGGTGCCCGCGTAAACACGCAGACGTGTGACGTCGTTGAAGGGATGGTCGACCAGCTCGGGCAGCAGGCTGCCGTATTCGCGACGCATCACGCGGGTGCCGATGCGGGTGGTGAGGATGTCCGTGATGCTCTGGCCGATGTGGCCCAGGTCGCTGATGGCGCCGCCGGTTTCTCGGTTCATTCTGGTTTACCCGTCTTCGCGCCGCCCACCAGCACGCCGCCGTGCAGATGCTTGACCAGGCTGATGTTGGCAGCCACCACGTCTTCGGAGACGGTCACCAGGCCGACCACGTTCTGGTTGCCGGTTTGGTTGTAATCGCCCTGGTGATTGATCGGCCCGATGATATTGATCCCGCCCTTGCTCACCAGGCTGGTGTTGCCGTTGTCGGGCAGTGTGGCGTTCAGGTGATGCCGGACACTGTCGTACTCGATCACCGCGCCGTCGACGTAGGTGCGACGATGCAGGCCGGGGCGGTTACCGTTGGCGGGGATGTGGTCACTGAATATGCCGGTTAAGACGACGCCGTTGGCGAGCTGCCCGGATGGGCTGAACAGGATCACCTGTTCGTCGACGGTGGGCGGGTCCCACTCCCGATCAGCACCGGCGCGCAGGGCGAGCCAGGGTAGCCAGGCGGTGGTCAGTGAACCGGTTTTGACCTGCACACGCGGGGGCTCCATCTGCACGGCGGCGATGACGCCGAAGCGGATGAGGTTTTCGAGCATGCGGGAGAGGGCGGCGAAGTCGTTCATGGCGCCGATGGTGATTACATGTGCGCACGAACGCAGCTTCAACGTCTTGTAATAATCCTGCATACAATTGGCGACCCGATGGTGAAAAAGATGGCCTTTGGCTATTTATGGCGCCGGCGGGGTATGATGTTTGTGTGATGATTATGATCAGACAGCGTCAAGGAGTAAGGGACTATGGATTTGAAAACTGATAAAGGATCATTGGATAGTGATGACTTTTATAAAGTGGTAATTCGAAAAAAGCACAACAGAAAACTAGAAATTAACCTTTGGTTTATCGCCAGCATTGTAATGGTGGGAGGGGTGGTTTTAGATTTTTTGTTTGGTAGGGATGTCGGCTTTATTTTGAGTGAGCGTTATAGTCAAGTGATATTTGCGTTAATGGTTTTGTTGTTTCCGGTATTGTTCGATCTTATTTTTGGCGCCTACCCAATTGAGCATTTGAGACGCGCTCGAGAGTTAACTTTTGCAGTTGACGATTCAGAGAGGTCTAAATATGATCCGAAAAAAAGAAAGACAGATGTGCCTACTATTTCTGACTCTATTAGTGGCGGAGAATTTTCTAATTTCTCCGCTCTGGAACTTTTTGCATATTATGCGGCTAGTTCTAGGAGGCTTTCACAGAGCCTTTATAGTCGTTCCGGTGTCTACTTGTTGGTTGGCGTTTTTGTAGCGTTTACAGGTCTTGTGTTTTTTTATATGGAGACTTCAAGTTCTTCTGGCTATCAGGGTATTGAGCTTGTCATTGCTTTTGCACCAAAGTTTGGTATTTTGCTTTTTATAGAGCTTGTGGCGTTCTTCTTTCTCAGGCAACACCGATCTTCTATGGATGAGTTTAGATATTACGAAGCTGTGAAGCGTAAGCGAGAGGAAACAATGGCATTGATCCAGCTTACTTTTGAGAGCGGTAAGGGGAGTGAGGTTTTGGAGCTTGTAAAGAATGGGTCATTTTTCTCTGAAGGTAAACTTTTGAATAAAGATCAAACTACGGAAATTATTGAGTCGAGAAAGCTTGAGAAAAATGAGCTGGAAATACTTGAAAAGGTATTGGATGTGGTCTCTCGTAGCAAGAAATGAGGGTTGCTTGATGAGATTTTAAATAAGGTGAGCAAACAGTTGATCTCGGATTACTACCTTGTCAGCCTCTGTAAATCCAAGTAATTCGCGCTGTTCATAGCGCACATCGGGAGCGCCCCTTTCTGCTCGGTCCTTCAAACCGTACTGGTGAACCCTGGCAATCCGGGCGATACGCCCGGTAAAGCCAACCGAAACGCCATTGCTATCACCACGGACCTTCAGATACGACGTGGTCCGCAGCTTCTTGAACATTGCCAGCTTCCGCTTAACCCGCCCCTGTTTGCCACGTAGGTCCCTATGCTTCCGCGGCGCAAACTTGCTCCCGTCCGGGTTCTCCTGTGCCATCACTCGCTTCTGCTGACTACGGCGTAGCTCTTGCCCAATACTCCGGGCCAATTTGCTGCGTTCCCCTGGTTCCAGCCGATCCAGCAGCACTGCCGCCCAGGTCTCCAGCGCCTCCAGGTTATTCGCCATCCGGCACTCTCCACTCACTGGTATTACCCTGGGCGCCAGGCTTCCATTTCGGATCGAGGTAGCCCGCCACGTACTGCGGTTCGTTCGGGTGCTTCACTGTGGTGTTGCCCTGGTCATCCTTACCAACGATGACTTTCTCTGTCAGCGCCAGGGTAATGCTGAGGTCCACTTTGTCTTTGTCGAGGATGTCGGCTTCGAACTGGATGCCGTTTTTGACCTTGTCCAGATTCTCCAGCAGCTCGGACTGGTTGACGTTGAGCCAGGCCAGGATGGGCAGGAATACGCTGTCAGGGTGACCAGCGAACTCGGTGAGGATGATCTGCAGATCAAAGCTGTATTCAAATGACAGGGTGTGAGCGGCGGTGCAACGGACCTTACCGTTGTCGATGAAGATCAGCAGGCGGTCGGGGTCGTGCTTGAAGTCGGCGACGGTGGCCAGGAGGTGAGCGCGCAGGCTTTCGGGCTTGTTCATGGGTTGGCCTGTTGGTGTTTGTAGACCATGTCGACCTGGGCGGCACAGTCGGCCCAGGCAGCTTCGGCGCGGTCCTGGTCGGTGAGTTGGTCGCCGTTACTGCGTGGGCTGGTCGCCGGCAGGACGCACGGTGTCACGGCCGGACAGCCAGTCACGATAAGCGGAGGCGCCGGTGAGGGCGGGACGCTCGCGCAACCGGCGAGCAGCGTCAGGCAAAGGCTGATCAGCCCAGTTCCGTAGTTCGTCGTTTTCACGTTTCAGCTCCTCTATGGTTCGCTCACGATTCGCTAGGCCCTGGCGCAGTTGGTCCTGCTGGTTGCGTAGCTGGCTCTGTGCGTCACGCTCCTGTTTCAGGGTGCCTGTGAGGGTGTTGACGGTGGCAAGGTTGCGGTCAGCGTCGTCGCGGGCAGTTTTGGCCACAGCTTTCGCCAGATCGGTTTTGCCTTCAGCGACGTCGATGCGCGCTTCCTGACCCCATATCAGCAGCGCCAGTGCACCGAGAAGGGCGATACCGTACAAGGCTTGACGCAGGGGGCTCACGCGCGGTACCAGCCGAGTTTGTTCATGGCGGCGGTGTCGAGCTGCTTGATGGGGCCGCGCACGATCACGGCTCGGGCACCGTTCATCAATTGAAGGCACTCGGCCAACAGCGCCATGTCGTCCTGTTCGGTCGACTCCGGTACCACCAGCAGATCACCGTCTTGCACACGTAATTTTTGCACCGCTTCAAAGTCGATCATGCCGCCACCCCCTGTCCGCATTCGCAGCTGGCGTGCCGTTCGTAGGCGCGCTGAAGCTTGGTGTCGTAGAGATTCCGCAGGTAATCCGGCCCGTTATAGAGCCTGGCGAACTCGGCCCATTTGCGGGCTTTGAGCGCCTTGTATAGCGCTGGATCGGTTTCCATGAAGCGGGTGAAGGCATCGAGCTGCTGCGACTCGCCCGCAGTCATTGCCGCGACGAAGGCTTGAACGCTGGCATAGCCGAGGCGTTTCCAGTGGAAGCCCATGATCTGGAAGGCGCCCCAGGAAGCCGACTCCAAAGCAGCGGTGTCGTCGATCAGGCGGGCCATGGCCAGGCGCTGGTGCTCAGCGGTCCCGCCGATGTATCCGCCGGGTTTCGGGTTGACCAGGGCAGGGTTGGCGACGGCGAGTTGATCGGCGTGACGCTTGAGTTCCGCCGGGTCATCGCCGGCATGTCGAGCTGTAGCAAGCTGACGGTACATGATGTGCCGTTCGAACAGGATCACCGGCTTGCCATTGTCGAGGAAGCCCTTGCCCTTGGATTCCACCTCATTGACCGCATAGATGCTTGCCAGCGGGACGCCGAGGCGTTCGGCAGCGGCTACCAGGTCGTTGTTGCGCAGCAGCTGGGCGCAGTCGCCACCGGCCAGGCTGGTTTGGGTCTTGTTACCGGCGACGCCGTCGGCGACCAGGCCGACTTTGACCTGGTAGGCGCGGACAGCCGCTTCGGTGGCGTCGCCGTAGTGCCCATCCGGCTCCAGGTTCGCGCCATTCTTGTTGAGGTTCTTTTGCAGGATCAGCACCGCTTGCGAGCGGTCGCCGTGGCGGAGGGTAGTCATAGCTGTTCTACCTTTCGGTTGAAAAACTTCTTGGCCGCCGCGCGGGTGCCCTCGACGCCGAGCAGCCCGATGACCCCGCCGAAAAACGGCGCGGTGGACGTCGGAATGCCGAGCAGCGCCAGGCCGTGGCTTGCGGCCAGGGCCAACGTGCCGCACAACGGCGCCTCGACCACCATGCGGCGCAAGGTGCCGCCGCCGTACATGATCCGCAGGGCCGCGATGATCAGGGCCAGGATTCCGGCGTATAGAGTCGGCCAGTTCTGTTCGAGCCAGGCGGCGAGCCAGGCCCATGTGTCGGGACGGTCAGGCATGCGCTTCATTCCGTTGTCCAGGGTTGGTGGGTTCAAGGGCTCGGTGCCGCAGGGTCAGTTCCATAGCTGCACCATCTGCCGCTGGGGGGCGGTGGTTTGGGCTTCGGGCATGTTGACGACAAGGCCTTGCGGCAGGATTGGGCCGTGGTCGGCCAGGCCGGGGTTGGCTTCAAGCACGGCCTCGGTGACGCTGGCAGTGCGGCCGTAGAACCGCCAGCAGAGGGCGTCGACGGTGTCGTTTTGGATGGTGCGAATGGCGACGGGCATCAGATCAGCTCCACAGTGGTGCGGCTGATCCCGAGGAAGTCACGGACGGCCCAGCGCAGATCGCGGCGGTAGTCGTCGATGGTCGGGGTGGTTTCTTCGGCTTTGTCGCTGCCGGTGTTCGTCGCGCTGTAGTCGCGGTAGCGCTCGCAGACTTCGGCGCCGGTACCCGCCTCGATCGCACGGCGGTACAGGTGGGCTTGGACCGATACGTCGTTGATCTTATCGTCGGGTACGTCGGCCAATTTGGTGTAGCCGGCGGCCTGTTGCTTGGCCTTCCACAATCTCAGTTCACGGTTGAGGTTGATGGCGGCGGCGATGACGGCAGTTTCCAGGCGGGCTGGGGTGACGCTGTTGTCGATGCGCAGGGTGGCCCGCAGCTGCTCAAGGTCGATTGAGGGCCAGAACGGGTCGGTGTTGATATGGCCGCCGGGGACTGGGCCGCTGGCTACAAATGCGCTCATGGAACGGCACTCAAAATAGATCGCCGGTGGTCGGGGCTTCACGTTCAGGAGGAGCGGCCTGGCCGATCCGCCCCGAGCCGGCGGGGTGCGTGGGGACGCTTGGTTAGCTGCATGCTTCTAGGTAGAAGGTGCAGCGTGTTTTTTCAGGAGGCGTTCGGCGCCGTCCAAATCTTTCTTGCCGCCGCAACTGTCGTGCAGTTCGATGGCGCGTTTGAGCAGATCAATACCGGCTTGAATCTGTCCCGGCTGGCCGGGTTCCTCTGCCGTAATGCCGTACACCGTGGCACGGCCCGTTGCCAGGTAGAGCTTGGCGCGGGCCTGGTCTGGCATGTCTTCTTCGTCGGTAAGTTCAATGGTGCGATGCAAGATGCTCAAGTCGAAACTGCCGTTGGTTTTCTGCGCCTTCAGTGCGGCGGTGGCGATTTCCTCCGCTACTAGGCAACCGGTGGTGCGCTCGAAACGGTCGGGCATGATCAGCTTGTGCTTGAGCACGTAGTCGGCGATGTCCAGAGCGCCGCTGTAATCACCGGCGTCGATCCGCCAGACCATGATGGTGGTCAGGACGTCATCCTGGGCGCCGTTGCCGCCTGCAAGTACCCCCTCGACATAAGGGACGTACTGAGGCAATAGCTGCGGCTTGAGCGCTTCCTTGGCGGCGGTGGACTGAATTGCCTTCAGGCGTAGCCGGTCCTGAAGCAGCTGATTCAACTGATGCTCGTAGGCGGTGGCACCGGCCATTGATTGCTGCGGTGCCGTTTTCGCTGCCTCCATGGCCGCGCGTGCGCGGCGCTGGTGGGCTTGGGCGATACTGAGTGCCATGGGATTAACCCTCGCTGCCTGCTTCTTCGACTGGAGTGATGTTTTCCAGCAGGCAACCCAGGCCGTATTCCTCGACCACATACGCCTCGTTCGACGATTCAAAGTTGCTGACGCGGTTCCACTCCGGCTCTTCCTTGAGGTAGCGGCGGCGACCGCCGATCTGCCAGTACACCGACAGGTTGGCGAAGGTGGTGATGAGGATCGTGCCTTCGGGGATGTACGGCACCTCGTACAGCGGCAGGCCACCGACGCGGCGTTGCGAGATGATCAGGTCACTCGCCAGGGTGTTGGTGGCGTCCTGGTCCTTGTTGACCAGGGCCAGGAACTTGTCGTGGACCAGTTCGCGGCCGGTCAGCACCACCAAGCCTGGGTTGCGGCGGTACCAAGGGTCGAGCAACTGGATGGCGTCGTAGACCAGGGCGTCGATGTTCTTGAAATCACCGGTTTTGCCAATGGTGATCTTGCCGGCGACGGCGCCTTCTTTCAGCACTCGGTCGGGTGCGTGGGTGCGGTACTGCTGGAGCCAGCCGATGTTGACGTCTTCCAGTAGCGGGTGCGCGGTGCGGTCGGTTTGTTCTGCGGCCGAAACGCCGTAGAAACCGATCTGGATACGGTCGAGCGCCTGACGTTGGGCGATGGCGCTGGACAGGCGGGTTTGGAAGTCCGGGAACTTGGCCCAGGCGTCGAGCTGTTTGTAGCTGACGAAGGTATCGAAGTCGGTCTGCTCGGCCTTGTACTTATCGCTCGACAGAGTACCGATGCTGCGCGGCTCACGCTTTTTGACGTTGGTGTTGGTACGGCTGGCAACGGTGCCACCCACGCCCAAGCCGACCTTTTCGCCTTCCTGTTCATCGACGCCGATGACGTTGACCTTGCTCAGGAACTCGCTCGACTCCTGAATCTTGGTTTCCAAGCGCTGCTGGATGGTTGGGTCGACGCTGAACGTGGCGGTGGCCGATTCAACGCCGTTGAGCAGTGCGACCTGGCCGAGGTAGCCGGTAAAGAGTTTTCGAGTGTCGTTACGCATGGGTGTCTCCGATAGTGGGCTGGGCGGTGTAGGCCGCAGGTCAGAACTCAGCCAGGGCTTGGTTGCCGCCGCCGGTTACCGGTGGGCGCTGGGTTTGGGAGTGGTCTTGGGTTTTGCCGAGGGTGGTTTTCAGCTCGACCAGGTCTTTGCTGAGCTGCTCAAACTTGGTGTTTAACTCGCCGGAGAATTTTTTCTCGGCGGCCAGTTGCTCGGGCAGATCCTTGACGTGGTCGGCGATCGCTTCGACGGCCTGGCTGATCTGGGCGAACTCGGCATCGTCCTTTGCCTGCTTGCCGCCCAGGAGCGCCTGTACTTTGCTGAAGAGCTGGGCGCCGAGGCCGGGCTTGTCTTCGATTTCTTCGAATTGCAGCTCGGTTTCCACGGCCTCGGTGAACATCGAAGTGGTGGAGTAGTGACGATCCTTGAATGGGCTGGATTCAGGCTTTTGCGCGGAGAACGCCAGCACGTCGGTGCCCAGGCTGGCCGGTGAGTCGGTCACGGCCAGGCCGACGATGTAGGCTTCGCCGGTGTCGGCGAAGCTGTCGTCGATCTCGATCGAGGTGTAGACCTTCTGTTTCGCCTTGTTCATGGCGATCAGCTCAGGCGTCGGCTCGACCTGGGCGAACAGGGCCAGCTTCTTCTGGCCGTTGATTTCCACTTCATCGGTCTTGACCGCGAGCACGTCGCCGTAGGCTTTGAACGGACTGTCCGGCATCACGCTGCGGAAGTGCTCCAGCCAGATGCGGGCGCCGTAGGTCGACGGGTTGAAGTTCTTCGCGGCCTGTTCCAGCCAGCTGCGTTTTATGGTGCGCTTGTCGGAGGTAGCGCCCTCGACGGCGACGCGGAACCAATTGCTGCGAAATTTCTTCATGCCGGGAATCCTCAGTGCGTTGGGCGCATGCTCTGACGGAAGCGATGCGTTGCAATGAGGGGCATGGTCGTGACGCGCGCGAGTTGCGGCAACGGGACGGGATTGTAGAGAGCGGGGCTACAAGGGGCGGCGCTACTGACTCGCGGGCTTGGGCGGCAGCATCGCGGCCATGACTACGACTGAACTGCTCCCAATCGATCCCCGGCGCCAATCCAAGTTTCTGTATTGGATGGGTTGGCGTATCTGCGAGATTGCCGAGGCTACGGGCGAAAAGGAAAAAACGCTACACAGCTGGAAGGCCCGCGACGAGTGGGACCGGGCGGATAACGTTGAGCGCATCGGCGGGGCGCTGGAAGCGCGGTTGGTGCAACTGATCCTCAAGGAAGGCAAGAGCGGCGGGGACTTCAAAGAGATCGACCTGCTGCATCGCCAGTTGGAACGTCAGGCGCGCATTCAACGTTTTCAAGGCGGTGGTACCGAAACTGAACTCAACCCCAACCTAGCTAAGCGCAACGAAGGTCCGAAGAAAAAGACACCGAAAAACGACATCAGCGAAGAGCAAGTCGAGCTGCTACGCGAAGCGTTTATCGATGGGTGTTTCGACTACCAGAAAGACTGGCACCGGGCCGGCAATCAGCGCACCCGCGTCATCCTTAAGAGCCGGCAGATCGGCGCTACTTACTACTTTGCCCGCGAGGCGTTCATTGATGCCCTGGAGACCGGGCGCAATCAGATCTTCCTGTCGGCTTCGAAGAACCAGGCCTATCTTTTCCGTGGGTATATCCAGGCGTTTGCCCGCGAGGTTATCGGCGTCGAGTTGACCGGTGATCCCATCGTGCTGCCGAACGGCGCCGAACTGTTCTTCCTCGGTACCAACGCGCGCACCGCCCAGGGTTACCACGGCAATTTCTACTTCGACGAATTCTTCTGGACGTTCAAGTTTGAGGAGCTGAACAAGGTTGCGTCGGGGATGGCGATGCACAAGAAGTGGCGCAAAACCTACTTCTCGACGCCGTCGACCATGGCCCATGAGGCCTACACCTTCTGGACGGGCGAACGCTTCAACAAGGGCAAGCCGGCCGCGCAACACACCAAAGTCGACGTATCCCACGGGGCACTCCAGCAGGGCCGGTTCTGTGAAGATCGGTTATGGCGGCAGATCGTCACCATCCTCGATGCGGAGCAGGGCGGTTGCGACCTGTTTGACATTGAAGAGCTGCGGCGGGAGTACAGCCCCGAGGCGTTCGCCAACCTGCTCATGTGCGAATTCGTCGACGACGGAGCGAGCATCTTCCCGCTGACGGTGCTTCAGCCTTGCATGGTCGACAGTTGGGTCGAGTGGGCAGAGGACTACAAGCCGTTTGCCATGCGGCCGTTCGGCGACCGCCAGGTGTGGGTGGGATATGACCCGGCGGAAACCGGCGATTGCTCGGGCCTGGTGGTGGTCGCGCCGCCACTGGTGCCAGGGGGTAAGTTCCGGGTACTGGAGCGTCACCAGTTCCGAGGTATGGACTTCGCGGCGCAGGCAAGCGTGATCAAAGCCGTCTGCGATCGGTATTGGGTGACGTACATCGGGATTGACGTCACCGGTCTGGGTAGCGGCGTGGCGCAGCTGGTGCGCCAATTCTTCCCCAATGTCACCACGTTCAGCTATTCGCCTGAGGTCAAGACCCGCCTAGTGCTGAAGGCCTACGACGTGATCCACCGGGGCCGGCTCGAGTTCGACGCCGGCTGGACCGACATGGCGCAGTCATTGATGGCGATCCGCAAGACCATCACCGCAGGCGGTCGCCAATTCACCTACACCGCCGGCCGCAACGACAACACCGGCCACGCCGACCTGGCGTGGGCGCTCTTTCACGCATTGCACAACGAACCGCTGGAGGGGCAGACCACTGCCAATACCGGGCGGATGGAGATTTTTTGATGTCGAACCGCCGCAGAAATACCAAGCAAGTGGCCCAGGCTTCCACGGTTGCCACGCAGGAATTTACCCCGCGAAGTGACAGCAAGATGGAGGCGTTCAGCTTTGGCGATCCGTCACCGGTGCTGAGTGGCCGGGAGGTGTTTGATTATCTGGAGTGCTGGTTTAACGGGCGGTGGTACGAGCCGCCGCTGTCGCTGGATGGTCTGGCGCGGTCGGTGGGTTCCAGTGTGCATTTGCATTCGGGGCTGATGTTTAAGCGCAACCTGTTGAGTAAAACTTTTATACCGCATCCACTGCTGTCGCGAGCGTCGTTTGAACAGTTCACTCTAGATTTCCTATGCCTGGGCAACGGATACCTTGAAGCAAGGCGTTCGATGCTCGGCCCTATCCGTGCATTAGTGCCACCGCTTGCGAAGTACATGCGCTCAGGCAGAGACGGTCGACAGTATATGGTCCAAGGCTGGAGGGAAGAGCATGAGTTTGAACCGGGCACGGTCTTTCACTTAAGGGAAGCGGATTTGCACCAGGAGGTATATGGTCTACCGGAGTGGATCAGCGCATTACAGTCAGCATTGCTAAATGAGTCGGCAACGTTATTTCGACGCAAGTACTACGAAAACGGAAGCCATGCTGGCTTCATTTTGTATATGACTGATGCTGCGCAAAACGAAGCTGATGTTGACTCTCTTCGAAAAGCGCTCAAAGACTCCAAAGGACCTGGAAATTTTCGCAATCTGTTCGTGTATTCGCCTAATGGAAAGAAGGATGGACTTCAAATTATCCCGGTCAGCGAAGTTACGGCCAAGGACGAATTCAACTCGATCAAAAACCAAACCCGCGAGGACGTGCTGGCCAGCTTGCGTATACCGCCGCAGCTGATGGGTATCGTGCCGCAGAACGCTGGTGGGTTTGGGTCGGTCCGGGAGGCGACGCAGATTTATGCGGCTAATGAACTGGAACCAATTCAGGCGAGAATGATGCAGTTGAATGATTGGATTGGTGACGAGGTACTCAGGTTTAAAAAATATGAGCTTCCTGATTCAGGCATCTAGGCGCGTAGCGCGTCTCCTTTTTTCTGAAGTCCATCCGATGCTTTAACAGCTTCTGATTTGAGTGCCTCATGCCACATCCAAAAAACAGAAGTTTGTAAAAGACCTTCATGATCTGGAAACGCGGAAATGAGTGCGATGGTGGCATGGCATACAGACAGGCTTGTGCACTGAATTGGTTCTAGTAATCCTTCGTTGGAAGGGCCGGCTAGAAGCAAATCCTTATTCGACATGGATGTCCCGAGTTTGTACCCTATGCTGTCTACCCCTGCGTGTATGTATTGATTGGCGAAGCTGTAATGGTTTCTAAGAAAACTGAGCCCGACAAACTTCTCAATATCTATAAAGTCTGCTTTCTTTTTTGGGGTGTTGTTTTCTCCCAATGCATTTAAAGCCCATCCTAATTTGTTTGCGAATTTTGGTTCGTACTTTTCTAATGTTTCTTTGTGTGCTTGCTTGAATTCCTCTATTTGGCTAGTGGTAAAGCTTTCGAAGCCCAGGTCGTTATTGTCGTTATAACGATTTGCGCCTTCCAATCTTCGTATGTTCTGATAGTCAATAAACCTTTCAGAGAGGATCTCATCTCCCTCTGATAAAAACTTTAAAATTACTGCCGTCTCGTGCAGTGTCCTCCACCTAGCCAAAGCACCGTCTGCAAAACCTCCATGTAGTAGGTGGGATACCTCTCTAGCAACTAACATTGCTCGTGCATGTAGTCGGGTAGTGATGTTGAGTTTTGCTGTTATGTTGGTGGCGTCTCGAGTGTTAAGTGTTCTTATTCGGTCTGTAGTCTCGGTGCACATGTAAATTAACGAGTCTAGTCTTTCTATTGGACTTTTCCAGGTTTCAAAGAGTCGTCCCATAAAGTTGTTCATGAGCTCGTAATGGTCAGAGAGAAGGTTTTGTTTTTCGTTGTCGAGAATATTGAAAAGGTGCTGGGCAGAAATTTCATCAATATACTGTGAGTTCTCATTGATGAAACTCAATATTATTGCTTTGTCGATATGTTTTAGCTGGGGTAGATTTAGTAAGTAGTCGTGCCAGGTGCTGTTGGTCATTGTTTGTTCTTCGTGGTTGATTGCTTGTTCATGCATTTTTTATTTCTAGTTTCAGAAAGTGCCTCTTGTACTGTTAGGTAGGCACTATTAAATTCTGACCTTGATTTTTAGCATTTCCGATAGCTGTTGTAACCCTAAACCATTCGAAGGCCTCAGTCGGTTCACCCTGATGAAACACCATCTGCTCAGCACGCTGCAATGGCGTTGCCGGATCAATCCATTCCCGGGCCATCTTCGGTGCCAGTACCACCGGCCTTCGGTCATGAATGTCCACCATTCCACCGGCACTGTTGGCGGTGATGATCACAAAGCCGTCATGCTCGCCTGGCCCTTCATCGGCGTCTGGTAATTGGCCGATGACCGCGCACAAGATTGGCGCACCGTCCCGCCTGCGGATCAGATAAGGCTGTTTCTTCGGTCCACCTTCATCCACCCACTCAAACCAATTGTCGATAGGCGTGATCGCACGGTGCGGCCAGATCGCCCGGAAGAATGGACCGTGGGCGACCTTCTCGACGCGTGCATTGATCGGTGCGGCGCGGTCTTTCGCCCAATGCGGTCGCCATCCCCAACGAACTGGATCAGCGTGCAGCAGTTCACCTTGCAGGTGCAGCAATGCCACCTGAGTCGTCGGAGCAACGTTGTACCGCTCGATAGGTCGGTCACCCACCGAGTTTGCCAGGGCGTTAGGCATGCTCAGCGCCGCAACGAAGTCGTGGATTCCCCTGTACTGCGACAGCCTTCCGCACATAGCCAAGCCCTCCTTCCGTTTGATCTTAGACAATCGTGGTCGGTCGAGGTCTCATCTCGTTGACGATTCGCTTCAGGCCTTCGGCTTCACGCTGACTTACGTTCAGTGACGTCGTCAGGGTGTCGATCTGTTTTCGCATCTCAGCCGCTTCGCCGCCTCTCTGACGGAGGTATCCAGCGAACTCGGCGTTCTTCGCCTGGGTAGCCAGCAGCATCTGGCTGATTCCGAAGACATCCTCCCGCGCTTTGCGCAGTTGCACGTTCAGGTCCTGGATCTCGTTCTCCAGGAGGCGGCAGTGCTGTCGGTACATTTGCAATGGGGTAGGGAGGCCAAGCCAGCCGAGGGTGTCTTCATCGTTATTCATGGGGGCGAATCCAGTACTGTATGCGCATACAGTAATCGAGGTTTACCCATGACGCGATTTGAGGCGACGAACTGTAGGAGAGAGCGGGGTTTTGGGTCAGAAAAAGTCAGCTGGGATAGATGAAAGTTTGCCCTTCAGCAGCATGAAAAAACCCAGTTCAACATAGCATTTGCAGGGTGTCACGGCAAGCCAAAGCGGCTGCGCGGACCAATAAACACGGGGCTTCGGAGGCTGCGGCGCTGACACCCAGGGAGCTGCCGACAATGTGGGGGGATTGGCGTGCCACAAATCGGGCTACAGGCGTGCTACATCGGGGTAGTGGCGTGCTTCACCACCCGGCGCGCGCCGTCGTCCCCCCACCTCGCCTGCGGGCTAAATGGGTCGTTTTTTCTGCGCCCCTGCGGACCACTCCCGGCGGCTTAGGCTGGACGCTTGCTTGGCGTTGTGGGGAGGTTGAAAGCCTGCGGAACCCTGCACCGAGGGGGTATTTCTTCGAAAGGTCTGGATGCGTTGCTGTGCAGGTAGAGGGGGGGATTTCAAAAAGAGTAATTTCAGTAACCACGTCTGGGCAATGGGCTGGAGGCCGCGTATTCCGTGGGGTTCGGTATTACAAAAAGGAGTAACAGAGAAGTAATTGAAAAGGTAATTTTTTGACAAGCTATTGTTTTTAAAGGGTTTTTATAAAAATGAGAATTACGTTTATAAAGAGTAATCAGATTACTTCAATATTACTTAAAAATTACCTTTTGGCCGAAATGCAAAACCCTTTAATTTCAATGGATTGAGCGTAAAAAATGGTCAAGATTACTTATGTTACTCTTTTTTTTGCCCCCCTCTAGATTTCCAATTCCAGCCCCCTATACGTGTGATGCGCACGCGTACTGAGGTGCAAGCTGATGCTCTTGGGAATGGCGTGGGAATGCTTTTGCGCAACTGGCACCCCTGGAGCCCTTGTATTCCGGGGCGTCGGCCGCGAGATTGAGGGTGCGGGTACTTTCGAATCTCTCCTTCACCGCCAAATTTAGAAAAGCCCGTGAATTCAGTTACTTAGAGTTCGCGGGCTTTTTCGTTTGTACTACTCAATTGTACTACTCTCGCTTTACGTCATATTCCTCTCGACACTATGCAGCCATGGCTGTTTTTAACATGCTCCAGAGTCTGACTATCAAGAATTGATCGCACTTAATATTTTCTGCCAAACAAGAATGCAGATCGATTAAAAATTAGACCCGCGACGACGTGCTGGCCAGTTTGCGCATTCCGCCGCAGCTGATGGGCATCGTGCCGCAGAACGCGGGTGGGTTTGGTTCGATCAGGGAGGCAGCGTAGATCTATGCCGCCAATGAACTGGAGCGAATTTCCGTAAAGGGCGACTGAGATAATTACTCGTTATCAACTCGAAAGCTAATAACGAGTTTGCATTGTTCATCTCCCTAGGATTTTTTTCTTAACAAGGGGTTCTAAAGTGGTTATTTCAGCCGATTTGATAACATTTCCCAAATGCATCATTGCTGCAACTTGTACTGTTGGCGTTTGACCTAAAACTATGGCTCCAGTGTTTGTAATTAATGGGCCTGCGTATAGAATGCCTACTAGTTTGATTCGAGTGGCTCCCATCATGTAGTTATTTGTTTTTCGATCTAAATATCCGTTACGGTCAAAAACGAATACTGGTGAACCCGAAGATCCTGGAAAGCAAGCCATATCCACCATGAACTCTCTCTTGCCGTTATAGTTTTTAGCGAGAGATGATGCCGTAATACCTTTGCGCGATATCGGTAGATTATTTATTTCATCTGAAATTCCATTCGGACACCCAATCATAGTGACTTCTTCTATGGCGTCAAAGTCGTTCCACTCATCATTTTTAGGTATTAATGATGGATCTAAAGGAACAATGAATAGAGGTGTTTGAAGGGCAATTGCATTATTTACAATGTCGCCAAATAATATTGCGCAGAGATCAATGTTGGGGTCAGGGTGTCGAATAATCCTGTTTTCTTGGAGATCCATAGCAAGGGTAATGTGTCTTCCTGAGGGCCCATTGCCCTCTGCTAAGTGATATGTGACGTTGATGGCTTCATTGCCGTTTATGACATGATTGTTAGTGATAATTGCTATTGCGTCCCGTTCCTTGTCAATGGAAAATTTAAAAAAAAAGCCAGTTCCTGTACTTGCTGCCTTGCCGCCTTTTAAAGCAGTCAGCTTAGCTGTTGAATACAGCATTTGCTCCGCTACTGTTAGTGCTGTCACTATTAATTCCTTTTGGCTGGTTTGTTTTGTTTGGTTGTGTGCGTTGTTGGCGTGGGTTGATGGTGGATATATTTTTGTGTGTCGCTTGTAGTGAGTTAACTCCGTCTAGCAATGTTTTTTACTCGGCTGGTGGTCGAAAGTCTTAGCGTGGCTAAAGCTCATTTCGATAACTGCTTTTTGGCCGAGAACTCCCATTTATATGAGATCCGCGCCCCGGAGTCGAGCCAAACCTTGTTTGATATAGCCCGCATTTTCTCCAATTGTATTAAGCGCCCCCCTGACATTTTCACCCACTTCTGAAGCGTTTTTCCGCTCAGCCCAAAGAGTCAGCTCCATCACAGCCGCTTCCAGGGCCAGTTGATTTTGATAAAGCCGTTCCAGCACGTCAGTCAGTGAGTACTCGCTTGCCATGGTATGCGACTCGTTTTCAAAGAAACCAAGCATAGCAGTGGCATCTCTGGGATTTGCGAAAGCTAGCGAAAAAGGGGCAGGGGTTCGTGCGTGAGTGTCGTGCTGGTACGAAAGTGGTACAGATGGGTGGCGAAGGCGCTGCAGTGACCGTTCTGTGAGGCCTATAGGATTAGGCGTTCCAATCCATCATCGGGGCGACGGAGAAGCGGCGGGAGAGTGCCTGCGGCGGTGCTGAGTTTAGCTGCATTGGAATTTAAATTACATAAATCGAAGGGCAGCAGAATAGCAGGGATGGAAGAGGAGAGCATGGCTAGCCGTGTTCTATTGGTGCCGTACGAAGCAAATTAATCTTTCTTGTTGCTGAGATTTGGCGTGATGCGTAAAAAAAGCTATGCGCTATTGAAAGGCCATCATCATATGATTAACCTAGCAGCACCTAGCTCATAGGGAATCCACGAAAGGGACGAGTTCGTAATGGAAAAGCTGATAATTGAAGATTTTCTATCTATAAAAAAGGCTGAAGTTAATCTAAAAAGAATTAATATATTTATTGGTCCACAGGCTAAAGGGAAGAGTTTAATATCTAAGCTGATTAGCTATTTTAAAGAGGTTCCTGTAGCGCTGCAGGAGGCCGGCATCGATGAGAAGTCTAAGCGTCAGTTTGATGCTGACTTGAGAGCTAAGTTTGAAAGTATTTTTCCGAGATATGGTTGGGAGAAGTCAACTTTTAATATATCGTATACGTGCGGTAGTTACAGTATTTCGATTTCTCATGGGAAAGTAAATTCCCAGTATAAGTGGTGTGTAAAGTATTCTGAAAGTGTACTAAAGTCCTTGTCTTTGGCTAGAAAAATTTATAAAAAAGCAATGTCCTCAGAGGATGGGGATGGGAAGTATCTTTACAAGATTAGGTCTAACGCTATTAGAGAGTTGCGAGATGCGATCGTTTCTTCGCTATATGCGGATGCGCCAGATAAAAAGCTAGAGCAGGTATTTTATATTCCTGCGGGAAGGTCTTTTTTTGCAAATTTGCAAAAAAACGTATTTTCGTTTATATCTTCTAGTATACCGATAGATCATTTTTTAAAAGAGTTTGGTGCAATATACGAAAGAACTCGAGAACGAGGTTTTTTAGAGTTTTCCATATCTAAGCGGCCTAAAAGTGTAGAGAAGATTGTCAACGATTTGATTTGTGGTAGCTATCTTTCTGAGAAAGGGCAGGATTGGATTGTTAGTCCGCAAGGTAGGGTTAATCTTTCAAACTCAAGTTCTGGCCAGCAGGAGGTTCTACCTATGGCCATGGTTCTGTCGACTTGGCCTTATGCTGTAGGGCCTAGCTTTACAAGAAGTTTTATAGTTGAAGAGCCCGAGGCGCACTTGTTTCCTATTGCGCAGGGGCAAATAGTTTCATTAATTGCCTCTGCATATAATGCTCGCGATGGTTTGGGTAGTTACACCATTACTACTCATAGTCCATACATTTTGACGGCTTTTAATAATCTTATTCAGGCTGGTAATGTTTTAGCGAAATCAAGCGAGAAAGAACAGTTTGACAAGTTGTTTAGCGTTGTTCCGCCTGAGCAGGTGGTTAGGTTTCAGGATGTCACTGCCTATTTTGTTGATAAGGGAGTTGTGAAAGAAATAATGGACCACGGAATGAGGTTGATAGACGCAAGTGCGATAGATAATGTCTCCGAACATTTTGCACAGCGCTTTGAGACGTTGATTGATCTTGAAATGGAGTTGGAGCAGCATTCGGAGGGGGCTGAGTAATGACTGCGCACTGCATTGTCCCAACAAAAAATCCAATTTTAACATTTGAAGAACAAAAGTCGGTTTTTCAAGTTTTAAATAAAGGGCGCAGAAATCTTGAGCGGCATCAGGTAGATGGGTGTTTGATAGTTGATGGTATTAAATGTGATTGGTTGCTGGTTGATACTGATAGTGGTAGGGAGATATATATAGAGCTAAAAGGGTCTGATATTAAACATGCGGTGGATCAGATTTGTGAAACTATAGGTGCTCTTACTAAGAGTGCAAAAGATGTAAAGTTGGGTTACGTTATTTGCACTAAGTGTCCTCTGGATTCTACTGCGGTCCAGCGATTAAAAAAAGCCGTACTGCTTAGTCATAAGTTAAGGTTGAGAGTCCAAAAGACAATTCATCGTGAGGATATTGAGGCAATGATCGCTTGAGGTTGTGGTTGCCGATTGGCTTGATTTTTCTTCTGAGGGAATAAGCTTCTCCGCATTTTTTGAAGAGTGTTTGCAAAATTCGGAGTAAGTTGTTGTGGCTCATGTTTCGTTGGCGAGGTAAGCGGGACAGATTTATTTGACGCCTAATGATCTGGTTTCAATTTTAAATAAATCCGTCTCGTTTATTCACTACTTCCATACCATCATGGGGGCAACGGAGAAACGGCGAGATAGGGGATCGGTTTGAAGGGGCATGGGAGGGAGACTCAACCTGCATTCAGGCTCCAGCGCCTAGCGCATCGTAGCTACTTGGTCATCGATGGCGAATTTGCCTTGATCGGCTTCTTTTACTGCCAGTTCGATCTGATCGGTCAGCGTTTTTTCGTGCTCAAAATAGTCGCGAAGAATGTCCACTGCCTGGTGGGTCGCAGTCTGGTTTTCGGTTTTGAGCAGATCAGTGAGAGAGTCGGGCAGGTTTAAGGATATTCCAGTCATGATGGCCTCGATGGTGCGAGCTTGTGGGGCATCTTACATCTTAGTGTGCTAGCTTGAATCGTCAGGTCGTCGAGAGTTGTATCTGGAAGTGATTCGTTCGCTGCTCCTCTTTCACCGTGGCGCTAGGATATCATGGTCTGACCCCTATATCTGCTTCGAAGGGTCGGGAGGACTGTTACCTCGTTGGGACTATCACTCATTGTCCCCTCGTCCTCTTGTTGGTTTCGAGCATTTAGGAGTTACGACCTAAGGTTAACGGATTTCTCCGTGTTAGATTTGAGAAGTATATTTTTACATTGTATCTCCAATATATTATTTAATAAGTAGGGGTGTAAAAATGGATGTGCCTAAGATAGAGATTAAGTTGGACGCGACTAAAGTTGTTGAAGATGTATATGAGGATGGAGTGGCCGACGTATTAAAAGAGGTATCTACTATTGGCGTAGATGCCGTAAAAACGTTGAAGTTGGCGTTGTTTCCTCTTCAGTTGGGTGCTTTTTTTCAAGATAGATTGACACGTTATTTTTCAGAGGCATTGCACAGGATTCCTTTGGAGCATCGAGTTGCTCCTATCGAATCAACAGTGCTCCAAATATCAGAAAAGCTGAGGGTGCAGGAAGAGGGAGGTATAATTACTGAGATGTACGTTGCACTGCTTGAATGTGCATTTGATAAGCGGCGTTTTGGCCAGGCTCATCCTTCGTTTGTGAATATTGTTACGCAGCTTAGTGCTGATGAAGCAGTTTTGCTTGATCATATTTCTACTGCAAATGCCAAAATATACTTTGGGAGAGAGCCAATAGATTGGGCGCAGACGTCGAGCTCTATTGAGAGGCATTTTTCGGAAGTAATGTTTAAGTCCGTGAAATTGGATTGGCAGTTTTTTATAAATCCGGACGTCCTTGCTGAGCCTTCTTATTTGCAAATTTATATTGAGCACCTGGTATCAATGGGGCTTGTTAGTTATGACAACGATCGACCAACTGAATTGGCGCAGGCGTTTGAATCTATCAATGGTCAATTGCAACCTGCGTGGGCAATACGGCTCTCGAGATTTGGGAAATTATTCCACCAGGCATGCACAGGAGAGGCGATCTTACGAGCAACTGCTTCAGATAGATTGTGAGCATAAGGTAAAGCAAGCTAGGAGAAGAGTAGTACTGGGTATGTGTCGACCATTTCGGTAAGTCTCACTCTCATCCACTTCAAAAATTTCCTCGCTCAAGCCAGCAGATGAATGCTCATCTGTGCCAATGAGGTGCAAGAGTTACCGCAAATCGCTGTGAATCGCGATGAGGCATATTACGGCGATGGATGCTTAAAGTTTGCTACAAGGACAGCGCTGAGGTGCTTTGCGAGTAACATCTCTGGGAGCAAAGCGGACCTCTATGTCCAATCCATCATCGAGACGACTAACACAGCATGGAGTGATCTCGGCACCGGGCTACAATCCATGGGAAACTTCCCACACTTTTCTCAGCTTGCCCCTCAGACTTCCCCTAGCTAACCTCCCCAAACCGCTGGAAACCCAGCGGCCGGATGTGGAAGTCCGTACCAAGCTAAGACGCAATCGTCACAAACACCTACCGGCGTTTTTTTACGCCTGTATCATGTGTTTCGGCGGCTGTGCGCGGGGCACTTCGGTGCGCCGGGTCCTTAGCCCTGGTCTTCCACACCTGCGTACGGCTGCCACCCTCATGTGGAAGTGAGTTTGGCAGTTCCTGAACAGTTAAGGAGCTTCGCCATGTACAAGGTCACACCTAACCCGCCTGACGCTTCAAACGCTGCACCTGCCGATACCCGGTTTCAAGCTGCCGCCCAACGCGCCATTCATCACTACCTGCCCCAACCTGACGCCGCTACCACCAACGAAAAGCCAAGCAGTAACCTGTTCTCCGTCAGCCACAACATCGACACCGAAACCCTTCTAGCCAACGCCGCCGAAAACCTCGCATCCGCCAACCAAATGGCCGCCACCCTGGCCTTCGACCTCGAAGACCCGCATCGCGCAATCGTCCTTGGCATCCAGCAACTCATCGACCTAAGCGCTCTACTCGTTGACCGAGTCCAGGAACAGGTCGGACCTGCCGCCTGACACCCAGCCCGCCGCCTTACCCTGAGGCGGCAACCTGAACCCATCCTGTCACGCCGCAATGTTTCATCATTCCCGGCGCTTTTGAGGTCTACGATCCTCTTCAAGAGAGGACTCTCGCGCCTCCATTCCACAGGGAACTGAAACCATGATCTCGAACCTCGTTAAAGTCGTGATGGTTGCTGGCACGTTGCTGTTGGGCGCTTGTTCGACGGGGTCGGCCGGCGTCAGCAGTGACCCTTGCTTCTCAGGCGGATGCCAGGCGTTTGGGGACCATAGCCCCAGCAAAGCCGCCAAGATGAATTTTGGCGGCGGTGGGTTGGGGAGTAGTTATGGGGAGTATGGGGCGGGGTTGTTGCATGATGATTGATGGGGTGGTGGGGCAGTCACTGGGATGGTGACTGACCCATTGCTATCGGGGGCAAGCCCCCTCCCACATTGGAATAGGGGGGGCGGGAAATGTCAGTGGCCGCCCTTCATGCGGCGGGCGATGAGGTAGATGCCCAGGCCGATCAACGCTGTAGCGGCGCCGATATAGCCGGTGCTGGTCCAGCCGTACCCGGCTGTAATCGCCATCCCGCCTAGCCACGGCCCCAGCGCGTTCGCCAGGTTGAACGCCGCGTGGTTCGACGCCGCCGCCAGGCTCGGGGCTTCGTGGGCGATGTCCATCAAGCGGATTTGCAGGGGGGCCGCCATGGCGATCATGGTGCCAACCAGGCCAATGCCCAGCAGTACGCTCCACAGCGAACTGGCGGCGAAGGTGAAGAAGATCAGCACGCCCATCGACCACACCATGATCCAACCCACGGCGCGAAATTGCAGGCGGTCGAACAGCTTGCCGCCGGCGATGTTGCCGATGATGCCGCCTGCCCCAAACGCGGCGAGGCCGAAGGGAATCCATTGCGGCGAGACTTTGGTCACTTCGAGCATGGTCGGCGCCAAATAGCTGAACACGCAGAACATCCCGGCAAACCCGATCGCGCCAATCGACAACGCCATCCACACCTGCGGCTTAGTGAAGGCGCGCAGTTCCTTGCGCGGGTCGCTGCGTTGTTCGTCATGGCGGTGGGGCACGAATTGCCAGACCAGTAAGAGGGTGCACAGGGCAATCACGCTGACCAGTGCAAACGCCGAGCGCCAGCCTAGGTGTTGGCCGAGGAAGGTGGCGATGGGGTTGCCGAGCAGCATGGCCAGGGTCAGGCCCATCATTACGCGGGCCACGGCGCCGGCGCGTTTGTCGTTGGGGACCAT